CTCCAGTCACCATAGTACATCTCGTATCTGGCGAAGAACTTGAAGTAGTGGTGGCCACCATCCGCCGCCGCCGGATCGAACCACGCGTCCTGCAGTTGAGGCTGCTTCCGCATCGCCACGATGATCGGCTTGATCTCCTCACTCGACGCGATCAGATGCCACGCCGTGCTATCCAATTGCGCGTTCGTCACGTACTCGAACTTCCCGCTGTACGGGTTCTTCTCCCGCTGCGCCGTGTCGTACGACCACTCGTTCGCGCAGATCTGCGCCGCAACCCGTTCGTTCGCCGGGTTCACTGTCAGCAGATCGTACTGATACTCACCCTCTTCGCCCTGGTCATCCTTGAGCGCCTGCGCCGCCACGTAGACCGTCTCGAAGTTGTCCATCGAGAGCGTCAGCGCATACTCGTTGGCCTGTGCCGTCTGATAGGCCGCTCCCGCGTCGATGTGGTCGTCGTCGAAGAAATCGCTGTCGTCGTAACACGCGCCGTACGTGGATCCATCCCCACCGTTCAAGACCTGAAACACGCGCTTGTTGATGTGCCGCTGGAAATTGCGCCCGGCCCCCTTCACCTTGCGCTCCAGCTCCCCTGTCCGGTCATCATCAATCGCGTTCTGGCTGATCCAGACCACGATCTCCCAGTCCTCCGGCTGCACCTCGACGTGCTTCTCGATGAAGTCCTGCACCTGCAGGCCGCCAATCGACTTCATCGGCATCGGAGCCGCGCCCAGGTCCACAAGGTCCGTCGTCTTGCCGTCCATATTGTGCGGCATCGCGATCTTCTGCCACGGCAGCTTCATCTCGCGCATCGCTACCAGAAAGCCCGTTCGCGCTCCACTCACCAGATGCTTCGGTACATTGCCACTGATCATCCTCGTATCCTCCTCTACCTATGCCCCGCTGCACACCTGCGGAGTCGTGAGCTGCACGAATGCATACCCGTTCTCCACCCGGTGCAGCTTCCCGAGCTGCGGATTGTCCGCCGCCGTCACGCTCAGCGTCCCGCTGTCGCTCATATAGATCGTCTTGCCCAGATCCGCGTTCGTGAACACCGTGCTCTTGAACCCCACGATCGTCGGGTACACGAACGCCTCGATCCAGCTATCCACGTCCGTCTCCGACGCGCTGGCCGCCACGTCCTTGTCCTCCGCCGCGATCCCCACGCACACGTCCGTCGCCGCCACGATCCCTTCACCGCTTCCGTCCTCCTAGGCCACCACGTAGAGCGTATCCACCGACTGGTTGATCAGCAGCGGTTGCCCCTTGTAGATCGTCTGCGCGCCGGACGAGTCACAGTGAAACTTCTCCGTATGCGCCTCTCCCCACACCCTGAGAGACGCCGCTCGACTCAGATTCGTCATCGCCCACCCTCCTATTCCTTGCTCTCGAACTCGGACAGGTCATACTCCTCTGCCTGCCCAATCACGTCCGCGTTCAGCTTAAACCATTCCGCCAGGTCATACTCAGCCGCGATCCAATCTCTCAATTGACTCGCGTACGGTTCCTCCAGCTCCTTCTTCCCGCCGCGCCCGTCCCGGCTCGATCCCCGCTCCCCAAATTCCACCACCTTGCTCTTGAGCATCGCCTTCGCCGCCTCCACCTGCTTCTCCGGCAGCGCCGCCAGGAACTCCACCACCTCGTCCGGCTTCGCGCTCAGCCCGGCCTCCGCGCCATCCTTCTCGCCGCACACCTCCGCCGCGAACCCCGCCAGCTCCGCCCGCCGCTTCGCCTCCTCCGCCAGCTCCGCCTCTACCTCCGTGCGGACCTGCTCCCGCAGCTCGGCCAGCGTCTTCTCGTGCTCCACCAGCTCCGCCTCCATCTCAGCCTTGATCTCTTCCCTCAGCCTCTTCAGCTCTTCCTCAGTCATACCCTCATCTCCCTTTCTACGCTCTCCAAGATCAACTGACTTCCTTCCCATCGTGTATTTCTCCGATCCGTGGTAGTCCCCCCCTTGCAACACCTCCCTAATCGCCGCCACGATCTGCTCTACCAGCCCTGCTTCCGCCCACGCGTACACGCCCTCGCTCAGCTCCACCGGCTTCAACCCTTTCACGGCCGGAAAATTCACCAGGCTGATGCTCTTGATCACGCGCCCCTTTGTGTCGATCGATGCGCTCAGATACCGGTACACCCGCTCCCCAACCAGCCGCTTCCCGACCTCGTTCCAATCGATCGAGGCCAGCAACCGCGAGCCCTCCCGCCACACCTTCGTGACCCATCCCGCCGCCTCACCTCGCCTATGGTCCACATCCACCGGCACGTCTTGCCCCGCCGTCCCCGCCGCGAAGTTGGCCACGAACGCGTCCAAATCCTCTTCACTTATGCTCACGTCCTGGCCGTGGCGCTCCACGAACTCCCCCACCCGAAGCACCTCCACCGGCCTCCTCTCACTCAACTCCGCAAACAGGAATTCCGCCGCCTCCGCGTCTGCCTCCTTCTTCACCCACGCACCATCCTTCACCTCGTACAGCCGCTTGAATTGCGCGATCGCCGTTGCCCAGACGTCTTCCAGCTTTTCCGCATCCATCCCGTCTGCCCACTCCGCGATCAGATTCGCTTGCGCCAGCGACACCCGCGGCTCGATCCCCCGAATCGCCTCGTTTACCTCATCCCACCTCTCATACGGCATTCGCTACCTCCTCCACAACTTCATACCCCACGCTGACCAGCAACGGCTCGATCTCACTCACGTGCTGCTGGACCACCTGCTCCGTCGTCAGCCACCGCCCCTTGTGCGCCTCGCTCTGCTTCTCTGGATCCTGCACGTATGGCCCGTACGGCGTCGCGTTACTAATCCGCGCCTCCAACACGTGCCCCCCCGTCGTGATCTGTGGCTTCCCCTGCGTCCACAGCCGCCCCAGCGTCCCCGTCCGCCGATACGAGCTCCCCCCCGGCTTCGCCGGATATTCCGCCGCATATGTCGCCATCAGCATCAGCGCCTGCTCCACTGTCACCGTTAGCCGATCCATCGCCTTCTCCGGCGCTTGCGCCAATGCAGTCCGCAGCCGCTCCAATTCCCGCTGGAACACTTCCACACCCTTCACCGGCCCACCTCAGCCCGCACCTCGCTCAGCCGCCGCCCGCCATACTTCTCACTTACGATCATCCCGTGCAGGTCCCGGCACCCGTTCACTCGCCCCCACGGCGTGCTCAGCGGCTGTTTGCATACCCGGTCCCCCCGCACCGTATACCACACCACCACCCATTCCCCATTAGGCAGCAACACCGCCCGCGTCGCACATCGGCATCCCGGATGCGCGGGCGCTTTCTTCAGCGCCCGGGGGAGCCCCAGGCGCTGCCGTGTCAGATCGTTCGCCTCGTCGAATGCCCGCGTCACCTCCGTCGCTGCGATCAACTGCGCCCGCCGCTCCCCAAACGTCGGCTTCAAAACCTTCACCAAGTCCGGCAGTTTCGCCCCCGTCTCGATCCACGCCGCCGTCGTCTCCCGAACCGCCGCCCGCGTCGTCTCCGTCACCCGCGTGATCAGCTCCCCCACGTACCCCCGCGCCCAGGCCGCCGCCTCCGCGTTCGTCCCTGCCCAATCCGCGCCACCGCCTACCTGCTCCTGCGCGTCACTGATCACCAGCTCGATCAACTCCATCACCGCCTTCAGCAACCGATCCAGGAAGCTCGCTCGAAATAGCGTCTCCTCCTCCGCCCAGAACGCGTCATCCTCTCCAATCCGCGTCCGCCCACTCGCCACCGCCGCCCGGATCCGCCTGAGCTGCCCGTCGAGGAACTTCTGCACCCCGTTCAGCAGCCCCTCCTCCACCCCCGCCCGCTCCGGCCCCCGCCCCTCATAAGCCGCGAACTCCGCCATCTCCTCCCCCTCCTCCTCCGAGCGCCCCGCCGGACGCCCCGATTCATCGGGGATCTTCTCCTCGTCTCCTTGTCCCCTTGTCCCCCTGTCCCCTTGTCCCGGCCCCAACGTCGGCATCCCCGTTCGGTGCCTGATCCAGCTCTCATCCTCCTCCGTCCACGTCAACAGACTGCTCACCTGCTGCAGCCAGCTCCCAAGCTGAGCAAGAGCCGGTTTCTCCACCCGCGTATGCACAAGACTAGGCCGCGCCGCCGCCCGATGCACGCCATACGCCATCAATCGCGGCACCGCGAACCGATTCACCACCGTCGCCATCCGGTCCAGGAACCCGTCCACCGCCATCAAGAACAACTGGCTCTTGTCGCTCCCCAGCGCCCACGACCCCGTAGATCCCACCCCCAGATTGATGAAATCGGCCAGCATCGTCTGTAGCATCAATAACCGGTAGTATTTGATCGTATTCAGCAATGCCTCGGCACCCGAGTTTTGCGCCGATTCCAGTCGGAACTTCACCGTATCCGGCACGCTGACAAATTGCTTTTCGTCCGCCACGAGCGCCTTGCCAATCCGCTCCGTCTGCGTCAGATCATCCGTCGAGGGTTTCGCCTCAAACTCGAACACCGGCAATCCCACAAACGACCGCTGCCAACCAATGCCCTGAATGATTTGGTAGTTCTTCAAGAAATACCAACACTCATAGATGCTTTCCAACAGCGGCAGCCCTTCGGGATTCCCCCCATCACGTTGACTCGTAAAGTGCAGGCTCTTTTCAATCGGGATCGTGATCTCGTGGTAATCCGGCGCTGGCCGCTGCACCAACGCCTGCACGCCCCCCTCCTTATCAAACTCCCACCGGTGAAAGCTGCTTTGCCTTCGCATCGCCCACTTCTTCCATCCAATCCCGCCAGCCCCCAACCGCTTATACACTAGCTCCAACCACGACCACCCGAATAACACGGATGTGAGCGCATCCTCAATGTAATCCTCAACCGGATGACTCATATCCTCAATGCAAGTTTGTAGATACTCCGTCGCTTCCCCGTCCGCCGTCTCCTTCCCACCCGGCTCGAAATACCAGCTTGCCGTCCTGGCCAGCAAGATCAGCGCGTTCCACATCGTGCGGATGGTCGGATCCCGCCGCCGCATCTCGTCATAGATCGCGTACGCCCCTGGCCACTCTAGCTTGCTCGTATAGCTCTCGCTCACCAGCCCGCTGTACGCGACCAGCCCACTCTGCCCCTGCTCGTTGTAATCAATCCTCGCCATCACCCACCTGACGTTTGACGCAAGATATTTGACGATACCCTCACACCTGCCACCTGCCCATTGCCTCCCTAAACACATCCCACCGGCTATCCACGTCCGGCGCTTCCCCCACGTCCGCCATCGTCACGTGAGCCGGGCACATCTGCCACCCGCCGCTCACGCTGTCAACCCCGTCGTCGTTTGCCCCGTTCGGAAACGCGATCGCCTCCGCCACAAACCATTCATTCCACGGCCCCCGCACCATAAACACCCGGTCGTCCTCGATCCGCGTCGCCCACAGTTGTGACCGGGCTTCCTTGTCCCCCCGCACCGCCACCGGCACGATCGAGCGTTCGTGGAGGCGCTCGTCGTCCCTGAACTCCTGGTAGTACCCGTCCTGCTGACCCGCCACCTCGATCCCCTGCACCACCTCCATCGGATCGGCCAGCATCACCTCCACCATCCGCGGCCGTGCCGAGCTCCACGGAGCCGGGATCCGCGCGATGTCACCGATGTAGAATCGCTTCTGCGCATCCATCCCGCATTTCGCTCCACTGACGAAGTGCGCCTTGCTCGATCGTCCCACAGCCAGATCCCAGTACCGGAACCATCGAAGGTCCCCCGGCACCTCGCCAGGATCGATCACCCGGATCTTGTGCGCTTTGATCAGCGTGCCTTCCCGCCGCCACGGCCGCTGCTGGTACAGCGCATCGAACTCATACCGTCCGATATTCGCCCGGATCGCCTCCAACACACCCAGCGGGTACTTCTCCTCCCACAACGCCTGGCCCGGCTGCCGCCTGAGAGGATCCACACTCTTCCACCACCCCGCCTTACACGCCTCGATCACCTCATCCGCTTCAACCTTCTCCGCCCAATCCTCCGCAATCGCCGGGAGATTCAGCACCACCCACTGATCCGCCCCATCCTCACTCACCATTCTCTTCAGCAACCGCCCCGCCTGATCGTCAGCGTGCCACCGCTGGTGCATCAATACCACAGCCGCCCCGGCCTCCAACCGCGTGTAAAACGTACTCTTGTACCAATCGTCGACCCGGTTCCGCACCGCCTGGCTCTCCGCATCCGCCCGATCCTTGAACGGATCGTCGATGATCCCCACGTGAGCGCCCCGCCCGATGATGGAGCCGCCGACGCCTGCCGCCACCAGCCCGCCCCGGTGGAGCCCACCCAGGTTCCAAGCCTCCGCCGATCGACTATCATCCGATAGCCCCACCACAACACTCAATCCACTTTGCTCTCCAAACACGGCCTGATACGCCACGTCTTGTATGATATTCCGCCCCTGGCGGCTGAATCCCGTCGCCAGGCCCGCCGTCACGCTGGCCAGGATAACCCGCTTATCTGGATTCCGGCCCAAAAACCACACCGGGAATCGCACGCTCACCATCTCGCTTTTCCCGTGCCTCGGTGGCATAAACACCATCAACCGCCCGATTCCCTTCGCGCCACCCGTCCGCACGTACAGCTCGACAGATTCCAGATACTGAGCCAGGAGGATGTTGTGTGGAGCCAGCCGGTATTGAGGAAATGTGTACGTCGTGAAATCGATCAGATGGCGCCGCGCCAGTTTCCGCCGCGCCAATTCCTGCTGAGCAATCTCCCGCTTATTCGCCACTGGGTCCCTCCGGCGCTTGCGCCAAGGCCCGCAGCTCGCTCTCGCTCATCTCCGCCATATCGTCCGGCAGCTCCCCGATTCGCACCGTCGTCTCCCGGCTGTAATCGCCCGTCATCTCGAAGAACAGCTTCCGGTCCGTCGCCGCCCGAGGGCTCGGGTTGCTGGCCGCCGCGATCAGCGCCGCAAACACCCCCGCCCGCGCCTTCGATAGCGCTGAGGCCGTCAGCTCGTGGATCCGTGTGTCAATCGCCGGGTTCTTCTCCCGCCAGGTCCGGATCGCGCGATCGCTCGCCAGCCCGACCTCCTGTGCAAGTTCCGCCTGCGTACCCGGATCCCGCTGAAACTTCGGCTGCGACGCCCAGACAATATACGCCGCCTGCCTCCAGCTCCAGCCCTCCCCCAGCAGGTCAAAATAGTCATTCATCCACGGCGATTCACCCCACCGCGCCTCGTATATGCGTCGAGCCTCCTCCGCCCGAAGCTGCGCTTCGTCCAGCGGATTCGGCTCTCCCTCCATCCCCGGCAAACTCCGAATCACCTGATCATCCATCACACCACCACACAATCGTCACGCCCTGAGCGCCAGACCGGACAGGAGGCCGTGTAGATCCGGGCAGGGTTGACAGAATCCACACGTGTCCGGCCCGGCGCCCAAGACGCGACGTTTGACGTTTGACGCAAGACGTTTACTACCCATCCCCTCGACCCAACATCAGATCCACGATCTCCTCATCCAGATGCGCCTTCAACACCGGCACCGGATCCATCCAATTCACCCGCTCCGTCAGCCACCAGTTCCACTCGAACGGCTGATTCGCCATATCCAGGTGCAGGTGATCTCCACTATCTCCACCCTGCCAATCCCCCAGGTATCCCAACACCTGCCCAGCCTCAACCACCTCACCCTTGATCACTTGGAACCGATCCGCGTCCAAATGCGCATATCGCACGTACAATGGTGCATCCTCGTGCTGATAACGCACCAGCAATACACCCAGCCATCCTGCACTGCTTCCCTTTGCCACCACCGTCCCCGTAGTAAGCGCCCTCACCGGTGCTCCCCGCTCCACGTCTCCCCACGGCCACCGATCCAGATTGATGTCAATCCCCGAGTGCCGATACCCCCCGTTCTTCGCCCCCGTCAGATCGTGAACTACTGCCACATACCAGGCCTCGGGCGGGAACTCACCCGTCCCCACCGGGAACGCCCACTCATCCTCGACGGCGACGTCGCCATCCTCCACCAGCCGCTGCGCCACCGTCTGCAGCGCGATCCCCTCCGTCCGCAACCGGTTCCGCGCCGCCTCCAGCTCGCCCGCGATCCGGATCACCTCCTGCACTGCCCAGCTATTTGCCATCTGCCCACCCCTCCAGGCGCCCCAATGGACCCGTGATATACTCCTCAGGCTCCAGCCCTCCCTTGATGCACGCCCGCACAAATCGCCGCTGCCACGCCTTCACCTCGACCTCCAGCCTATCCACCTGCGTCCGCAGTTCCGCGATGATCCCTCGCAGAGCGTCCACCTCGTCCTTCTTGGCGGACGCCCTGGAGGTATGGTACGCGATGTACAGGCTGCCGACGCTGATAGCAACCCCGGCGATCCCGATGACAGCTCCGATGTCCACGACGATGTTAGCCAGATGACGCTCGTATCGCCTTATCAACCAGGTGGACGATTTGCCCGCCGGACCACGTCAGAAACCCCAGGGCCAGGCTGCGCCAATATGGCTCTATAGCCGCCCACACATCCGCTGGTACAAATTGCAGCAAAACCTGAGCGACGAGAGGCAGGCCCAGACTAACCAGGAGCGCCAGCCACCACTTGGCCGATGCCCCGAGATTTTGGAACCAGCTCATCTTCTCAAACAAAAACGCCAGGATTGACCCCACGCCCACACCCTGGGCTAGGAGCCCGAGGACCTCGATGAGCGTTGGTACATCCTCCTCCGCCGGAGGATCCGGCTCCACAGGAGAATCGAACGTCGTCGCCATATCCGGCACCTTCGCCATCGCAAGCGGCACCATCACGCCGAAAGCCACCGCCAACACGACTCCCAACACCACGACCACACGAGACAAACCCTTCCTACTCACGCTATACCTCCCTTGTTCTATCGCAAGACCAATAACACAAAAGCGCGCCGGTCTCCATCTCTGGAAACCGGCGCGCTTCTCACGCTAACGCCTGGCTCTACCCGAGCCTATCGTGTATTTCTTTTGTCCGTGGTAGTCCTACTAACGCAATCGCGCCGCATCCACCCGCTCGCGTTTCTTCACCTCCACCCTCACGGCAGATCCGGCGCAGTCAAACGTCAACCCGACCTTCTCAGGCTCCTCAATCTCAGCCAGGCGACCAACGATCCACCGCACGATCGTCTCCGCCCGACCCTCCAACGATATCCGCTCATTCCCGATCACCACAAACATTATTATGAGCAGCTCCCGTATGATGAGAACACCTGTTCACCTGTTCGCAGATCAATATACCACAATCCTGTACCCCTGTCAACCCACCACAATCAAGCTCTCTTTTCCAAATCGGACACCGAGCCCGCCCCATTCCCGGTGTCCAGCCCACCAACACTACTTTAACTTTATATCCAACTCGTCCAATGCCCGATCAAACTCCTGCCACTCCCGCGACGTCATACATCGTCGCGCACACCCCGCCACTGCGGCCACCTCCAACGCCGCCCCTATCGTTTCTATGTATCGCACCAAACTGGTCTCCTCTCTATTGATCAAACACGCACACATACGCTTGACCAATCGACTCAACACCACACACTCTTCCACCGTCAATCGAAAAGTCACATCCTCTGTAATCTGCGATAGCTGCATTGTGTGTCTTCCCTTCCTTCAAAATTAGGGGGCGGAACTTTGGGCTCCACCCCCTAATTATATACTCTCCAATCCCATCCGCACAATACTTTTTACCCCCCCCCCCCCCCCCCCCCCCACCCCCAACCCCACAAACCCCCCCCACCCACCCCCCCACCCCACACCCCCCCA